AGGATACTTCCGAGTGGTTCTATCGTTGTCGAGAATGTATTGAGGTCTGTATTGTCATAGTATTCTGAGATATTCTCCCAAAAATAAGACTGATAGCATGAGTCAACAGTTTCACAACCTCCCTGAGTCATCATTACACCATCTGAGTTTGGATGGTCAATCAGGTCTGTATGCCATGGAGCAATAAGATAATTAAATCTAACAGCACCATGAGAGCCATAGTTGTTGTTTGATTGTGTGAAGTCATACGCATTACAGCACAGACCATCATTGACAATTCCAGTACCGGGAATCTCAGTCGGGTTTATAAAGCCGATAACACCATTGGTGAACATGAACGAAGTGCCAAACACCTCGCCATAGAATGGAAAGTCGAAAGGCAAGTCCACCTGAATCCATTGGTCATCTGCCACTTGGTGTGTGATTACTTCATAGTCTGCGTTAACGTGCCAAGAGAGCCATAAGAATAACAGCGATAAGACCATTCGCAAATTTTTCAAGCCATGCTCCTTTGTTCAATGGTTTTGCTTCTGCTCTAGGAACAAGTTTAGGGTTTAAATCCCATTCTGCCTGAGCATCCTCACCAATTAGTCCATTTATTGGGCATGGTGTTCCACTCATTTTCATCGCCCTGAACACCCTCTCATCTTGACAAAGTATAGATACAGCAGAAACTTTCATGCCTAAATCAAAGAGTAATTTACTGAGTTTAAGTCTCTCGCAGTTCATATCTCTGACTGTAAGTCCACTTGAGATGCCGAGTATCTGTGTCTGTACAGCACCTGAGACTCCTACGACACATAGGTCTGAGTTACTTGCATTGATACTTGGTGATATGGCTGAAGGTGGATTCGTTTTTACTGTCGTTGTGGTTTTTGTCGTGTTATCGACTGTAGAGGTGGATGTGGACTGAGTGACGATTGGGTCAGCCGCCATGACAGGAATGACGAAGATACACCAAAATGCGAATACGATTAAACCCGCTATCAAATTGTTGCGAAGTCTGTCAGTCATAATATCACCATTATAGTTAATTTAATAATCGCTCTCTAGTGTTTCCCTGTTATTAAAATATACAGGAACTCCTAGAAGTGGTCTACCATCATATTTTTGTTCATCAATGTCTTTTCTGGTGGCATCTAAATAAAATAGCATGACTTGTATGCAATCATTACCTATAAACTTATCTCTCCAATGAAATTCATTAACACCATCGTATATCAGCATATCGCCAACCCCTAAGACAATCTCCTCTCCCTCTAAGAAGATACTCCATAAATCCCCACCTAAGTGTATAGTACAAGCAATCTCACAAGCATTCACATCTTTGTGTTTTAATAGTTCATCTCCATTCTTATAAGCACGAAGATAAGAGAACGATTCAAAAAGAGTTTTTCCTGTTTCTTCCTCAACCCTTGGTCTTAATCTTTTTAATAGGGTTTCTATAGTCCTATTGGAATATTGGGAGAATGTTCCTAAAACCTGTCTATCCCTATATGTTCCTAAGTCTTTTAAATCTTCTGTTATATAACCACTTGAGAACATATATGTAATGGCATCTTTATAGGTGCGAATGTAATCAGTTAGAAAACTTGATAACTCTTCTGATACCACACCTCTAACAACTTTCATTAGAATGCCCACGCAACAAATGAATACCGAGTGCCTTTTGTAATCTCTGTAACTTCGTGAGGATACAAGAAAACAGAAGGCATGATTAGTATGTCACCAGTTTTTAGAACATACTCTGTATCTCTTAGCATGAACTTGCCACCCTCATAATCGTCATTAAAAACCCCTACAAAAGATAAAACTGGTATTCCTTTTCTATCTTCAAAACAACTATGAATATGGTCATAGTGTTTTCTCATCTTAGTGCCAACTTCATATTTGTTAAGACGAGGGGAAGTAAATTCAGTTACTATCCAAATTCTTTCATCTGTATTACCCGAAAAAACCAAACCATCTTCATGGAATTTATCCAGATATGTTTCTGTTGCCCTTTGAATATAAGGATTTAATGCATTTTGCATTTCAACAGTAGTGGACTGTATATCTACCTCTTTCTCTTTATGAGATGATTCTTTAAATGGCTCATTAGAATATGTCCACCGATGTTTTTCCCATTCTTGTTTATCTGTCAATTTAAGAAAATCTTTACAAAACTCTTCGGACATAAGATTTTCAACAGTAACATAATCTAAAACATTCATATTATTAACCTCGTCATTGTCTGTTTTGTACCTATTGCACCCTTTATAAAAGTATTAAAAGCCAAACTTACTCTTGTGTTTCCACTCTCTACAGTTCTTACTGAATGCTCTATATGTGATGGAAATAAATATACTCTGCCCTTTTCACATGGAAACCAACTACTTGTATCTTTATACAAATTAAAGAATGGTTTTTCATCTCGCCACAATTCAATCGCATCTCGCATTGGTTCTACATCTATATAAAGGCTTCCAGATATAAGTGAGTTGTAATGATAGTGTTTATGATGCCTTTGCCCAACATTGGTATGATTAACCCAAGACTGTGTTATATATAATTCAGCATCATCTGTTAGGTTGAATATCTCATTGGCATAAGTATTTACAATATTCTCTAATTCTTTTTTTAGTTCACTTAAAGTTTCCAACACATAACTGTTATCACTAACTAAATTATGTTGGTTATCAACCATCTCCAAACTATCAAGAAAATCTTTCTCTTGTTTTGTAAGTTCTCTGTTGAGGTCATATTGTCCTACAGGAACAGAAAAGGCATGGTTTATCATAAGATATTTTTCTTAATTTCTTCTACAAGTAATTTCTTTAAATTCTTTTTCTTAAACAACTTATAGTAATATTCCAAGGGTTTCCAAGAATTTGAGTTTGTATTTTGAAATCCAAGATTTAATATAAGAGACTCAAACTTAGGACTCATAAAAAATGGAACAAACTTTATTTTCTTATCAGTATGAAATCTTAAATAATAGAGGGAATCATCCTCATTGATATTTACTTTATTAACACCCTGTTTGACAAAAAAAGCACAAGACAACATTCTAAAGTGCTTTCCAATATCAAATGTTCCACTTATAACACCACAACTTCTTGTAAAAGAATTATCTGTCATAGATGCAGGTTCTTGTGTCATTAGCAATGAATCATCTTTGGCTATGCACATCATGGATTGTTCTACTGCATATACATTTTTCTTCTCACTATGAGTTGTTATATAGTTATCAAGGAAATCTTGAGATACAATATTAGAGCCTAATCCAATTGACTCAACTACTAATTCCAAAGTAAACCAAGAAGGAATTGCAAAGACATTTCGCATTACATCTTTGTATGCAGGACACTTTAAAAATCTTAAATCATGAGCATCACCCACAAACTCTTTTATCGCAGGTGTTGGTTCTTTACCATGTAGTAAACCATGTGGTCTATCTGGATTATTGGTAAATCCATAATAGACAATTTGCTCATTCATTTAATCCTTATTTTGGATATTTGTCCTTTACTGCTTGAATTGTTGCTGTCATTGTTGCATCGAATGTTCCTGCATGAAACAATGCGTCTAACTGGTCACCAATACTTGGATATTCAGCCTGTCTTTTGCCTTTATATGATGCCGCCCAAGCATCCATTGCATCTTGGTCATCCTGACGAGACTGAGCCTCTGCCGCAAGTGCCGCATCTTCTGTTGCCTTTGCAGTTGCATGAGCATCTGTATAAGCTGTGTATGGTGACATACTGTCTATAGTTTCGTTTGCCGTACCATCATTGTACTCAATATGTCCAGTCGAGCCATCCCATTGAATAGCATGAATATTTGAAGCCAATGAAGATAAGTCAACTGATTGTCCATTGCCATCTACAGTCACCGCATCATCAGGTCTGGTCATTGATATAATTGCCATCTTATCTCCTTTAATTATTTAATCTTTTTGTTCTACCATTTGCCAAAATCTTATTAAACTCTGACTGCCCTCTTACTGTTTCATTCCTAAAAGATTCAAGTGCTTGTGTCTGTCCTCTATTAGTCTGAGACATTTCTACTTGTAATGTGGGCATCCAAGATATAGCACAAGACCAATCCTCAATATCTTTACCAGTATTTGGATTCATCCCTACCAACTTGGTGTACCACATACACCTATGTATTTTATTATCCTTTATCTCTTCACACTCACTCCCAAGAGGACAAGTAAATACTATTTCTAAATCTTTTTTACCTTTAGGCATCTTTACTACAGATTATAACATCAATATACTGTGGTGCTTGTATGGTATGTGTATGCGCTCCTGATGAACCAGTTGCACCCGGAGTTGTTGAAGCCGAAGTTCCTGATAAACTGTGAGAGTGAGAACTACCACTACCACTACTACCTGTACTTTGACTTGATGTGCTTCTCCAAGCAGGAAATCCACCATAAGCAGGGTTACCCGGGCCGCCAGTTTGTAGTGACGAGTATCTTGTATATGAGTGGTTATGCGAAGGCATCTCACCTGTACTTAGTGTATGCGCTCCTGCGGCAAAAGAACCTGCACCATGAGTATGTGCGGCTGATGTGTGGGTGTGTGCGCCATCCGAAGATGTTGTCTCACCTGATGACATTGCCCAATCACCACCAGTACCACCACCTGAACCAGATACAACCCTTAATGTTTTATCATTCTGAGTTGTAACTTTTGTCCATCCAGTTGGTGCTGATGCTTGGAAAAAAACCATTACAGTACCATCAGGTATGTAATCTTCACCTTCAGGCACTTCTGCCCAAGTCATTCCACCATTATTGCCTGATTGCTTTTGTAGGAAATAACCATTAGTTCCTGCATTTGAAATATATAGATTATCTTCATCTACAGATTCACTAGACATGTGTGCTAAATCTATACTTCCATCTACATAGGCTCTACTATCAACAGAATTGTCTGATAGGTGTACCTCGTCAATACTTCCATCAACATAAGCATCACTATCTATTGAATTATCACCTATTGCTATTGGTGTACCATCTGCCCTCGTATAACTTAGACATTGGACTGTATTAGCACCTGTCGATTGAAAGATTGCTACATCCCCTGCGGCTGTTGTTATGTTTGCCGCTCCCGGCAAGTCTAAATTAGTAGCATGATGTGTCATTACCAATGCACCATCAAACTGCAAAGCGAATTGTTTATCAGCCGCTACAGTCATAGCTGAAAAACCAGTAGTTCCTGTTACATCGAAGTAACTGCCATCAGTATCAATAACTAAAGGTGAAGCTGATGCTATATCACCACCTTTTACGCTAGTACCTGTTGCTAATAACGAATCTAGCGTGTCTAGTGATGTATTTAACTTTGTACCCCAAGTATCAGCAGAAGCTCCTACTTCTGGCTTCACCAAGGAGTATATTGTAGTCGTTGTATCTGCCATTCTAAATCTCCTCTAAAAAGTTCCTTTCCATACTCGAAGTTTATCAAATTCGCCACTAAGAATCTTTCTCTTCACGACTTGCTTACGAGCCTCTATATCACTCCATTTGATACCTGCCTCAGTACACCACATTTTTATGATGTGAATTGGTATCGAACCAACTAACCTGTTCTCCCCAGTTAGACCAACCTTTGCATTATTAAGTTGTTCTACCCTTTCAAGTGCAGGGTTGTTGTCGTATGTACTCTCGACAATTATCTTACCAGTTTTATTGTCGTGATGTACAGTTTCTTTAATCTTGCTCACGTTTCTCCTAGTAGTGTGGGAGGCTTAACTCAGACCTCCCACTCTATTATTCTACCTCATTATGAAGTAGTACAGTCTGCAACCATGCCTGATGCTTTCTCATTCTTAGAAACGAGAGTCAACTCAGTCACAACTTGACGAGTTGAATTATCACCAGTTTTGGCTAGTTCGACATTCTTAGTTCCCCTAAGAACAGCGACTGCCCACATGTCATTCTGCATGATGAAAACATCCCTGCTTCGATTTTCACGAGTAGGTACAAAATCAACTGTACCCCAAGGTGTTACATATACATCTACAGCATTTACAACTGCGTTAGTACCACCAACTGCCGCTCCAATAGTAGAGCGTTGGTTGTTCATACCTTCAAAGTCTAATGCCTTGTTCATCTGAAATGCACTTAGATAAACAACATCAGGTTTACCACCCTTCTCCCAAATTGATTGCATTGCCGCATCAAATTTGGTTTGGTTGAATACTGATTGCGCTCCATCTGTACGAGCATCAGTACCATCACCTGAAGCGTGTGCGCCTCCTGAACCCTTGTTTTGAATAGTAGAAGTAAACCAACAAGGCGCTCCTGCTAATTCACGAGCCGCAGTTGCTGAACCTGCTACCCTTGCGTTGTTGTCAAAGAGTGCCTTCTCGATGTCGAGTTTTTGCTCTTTTGCAATCTTCAAAGTCTGATATGCCATCTCAGATGCACGACCGGCTTTGTCTAAGCCTTTGTCGGTATCAGGAATGACTACAGCGTTTTTGAAGATTTGCGTGTAATTACCTAGACGAGTGGTTGCAACTCTTGCTTCTGCTGTTGTTGCATCACCCTCAATATGAGCATTAGCCGCAGATGCTCTTAACGCATCTGTCTGATGTTCATGGTAGGTATTACTGGCTGTCACTTTCTTACAGCTAGAATAAAATGGTGTTTCTTCAGGGGATATGTCATAAATGACGTTCTCCAAGTCCTCTCGAATACCTTTTGCATCATAACTGTCAAACGTGTTTGTAGGTTGAGCCATGATATTTCTCCCTATTAACTATTAACAATTAAACTAACAGCATCATCGATACTGCCAGTTTCCCTTAGTTTTGCCTTTTGGCGAGAACGTACTTTAGCATTTGGAGTTGCCATTTTCTTAGCACCCGGCTTTACCACAGGTTTCGCAGACTTAGTTTTCACTTGGGCCTTTGATTTACCTGAAATAATATCCTGATACTTCATAGCATCGTGCAATACTTTAATCGCTCGATAGTCAGATATTTGGTCAATTTCCTGAGTAGTGTAACCATACTTAGATTGACCGGTAGCGACTAACTGCTCCCTTAATTTTGTGCGTGAATCTTTATTCGCAAATTCAGGGATTTCTTTTTGGAGTATTTGCATCTGTTCTTGTAGATAAGCTTGTTTAGCGTTCTGTTGGGCCACACTATTTTGCTGTGAAGCCTGTTGGAGTTGTGCCATTTGCCTATCATGATTAGCCTTTGCCTCTTCATACTCAAGATTCTTTTGCATGTACCCAATAGGGTCAGCATCAAATTCCTCTTTAGTAGGTTTAACTGGCTCAGGTGCAAATCCTCCATTTTGGAGTTGATTGTATAAATCAGCCATTTGCTGACGTTCATTATTCAAGGCTGTGTAGACTGCTTCGGCTTCTTTCTTTGCCGCCGCAACTTCCTGCATACCTTGTTGGACGTACTCTTGTCCACTATAGCCTTGCTTTAAGTCATCTAAGGTTACCTGTCTCTCCTGTCCATCTACCTTGACAGAATATAATTCAGGCTCTTCTTGACTTGGCTCTTCTATAAGGTCTTCGTCATCCGAGTCAGAAGCTTCAACTTCCTCCTCTTCTTCAACTTCTTCAGTTTCAGCCTCAGCAGTAGCTTCTACCTCTTCAGTAGCCTCTTCCGTTGCCTGAGCTTCTAAAACTTCTTCAGTTGGTTCTTCACTTGGAGCAACAATGCTCTCTACAGCATCCTCTATGGTGCTGATTGGTTTGGTTTCAGTTGTGTCTTTTGCCACGATGCTGTCTCCTATTTCTTACGTTTACGATTTTGCATTGCTTCATCAGTATGTACCGAGTCGAAGTAATCCTCAATCTTCCTTAAAGCACAAATTATGTTATGTGCTTCCTCTCGCTGTTCCCCTGTGGAATCAGCATTTACAAAAACAGCGACTTGCTGTTCAGTAATCTCTTTAAAGGCTAATTGAAATGTGTCATCAGCCTGTAATGTTCTCATCTTAGCAGATTTTTCTACAATTGAAAGTTTGTTAGCCACTAGAATCTACCTCCCTCTACTGCTTTTGCAGGTGATTCTTGTGGGTATCTAGCCTTCTCTTGAGCCGCTTTTATTTGTGCGGTATCTACAGAAGTGCCATACTTTCCTAGTATTTCTGCTACTTTAATCATCAATTCTTGGTCTAATGCATCTCGCTCTCTGTCATCTACTGCTAGTGCTTTTTGTGCATCTATTTGAAGTTTAACCATATCCATTTCAGCTTTCTTATCAGCTTTATACTGTTCTGCTTGTACTAGAGCCTCAGCTTCAGTAATTTCCGGAGACTGTGCCGCCAGTTCTTGTTGCTGTTGAATTAACTGAGCTTCAATCTCAGGATTAATTGGGTTAAAGTATCTATCAACATTCTTAACACCTTGTAAAGCTAACATATCACCCATTGTGTTACGTATTCCAGTCAATGAACAAAGGCCATTACCACTACCATATTGATTCCATATCTGTAACTGCATTTGTAGTGCTTGAGCTAAAGCCGCATGTCTTTCAGCTTCCTGACCTGTACCAACACCCACATTTACCTGTATATCCATAGCTGTGTTCCAAACCCTTGGGTCTACTGGTTGGAAATTGCCATATAAGCGCATTAAAGTCTCTTCACAGCTATTTTCTACTAATAGGTTGAGCATTAGCTTAAATAGACGTTTCATACCGCCCTCGGCAATATTTCGAGCCATAACCTCAATCTGAGCTGAACCTTGTTGTGCTTGTAGACGAGCCGCAGTAGCTGAGGTATTTTGTAATGCATCAGGGTCTAACCCCATAGAAGCCCGGCTTACACCTGATTTAGCTTCAACAGCATCGTCCATGTATTGCATCGCAGTTAATACCTGACCTGCGACAAAAGGAGTTGCAATATCTACAAGCGCTTGTGGTGACTTCAATCTTACGAGTCCACCTATCTCATTGTTCATTAAATCGTCTACATTGACCTGACCTTGAACATAGCCTTGTCTTGGGGAGTTAGTCAAGGCTACATTATCCATCATACCTCTAAGCATTGCTGTAGAAGAATCTTGGTCATTCATAAGTAGGTCTGCAACACTACGTCCAAAGAATGTATGTGGCTCAGGGTCTATTTCAAATACTGCAAATGGCACATCACCATAAGGCTCACACTCTAAGACTTTGTCATCACCACCTGCCATTAGTATTCTGTACATCATGGCAATACCTGTTCCTTCTTTGTCCATTTTCATATAAGCTTCAGTAACAGAAACTTTTTTCATTGAAATGTCTTGTGTATTTTCTTCTTCATCTTGTTCGTAACCTTTACGCTCAAAATCTTCTGCATCATTATAAGAATCATCTGAGGTTATACCGGATAATTCTGAAATCATATCAAAGTCATAACCCATCTCTACTAAATCACTTACACGCATTTCTGTTCTATGCGCTACAATGTATGCATCCTCAATGCTCTTTGCGTTTCTATCTACTAAGAACTCTTCAGGTGGTACAGATTCCATTTTCAGCTCACCATTTGATTTTTTGTGGCTTACTTTAAGTGAATGCATTGCTTCCTGTGTTTGTACACCTGTTTCATCAATTTCAATTTCTGTTTCTTCAGTATGTTCAATGACTTCTACATCTTCTTCGTTGACAATAGCCGCCATTTCATCTTCTGTTACGTTTGAGTATGTATGAATAGTGGCTGAAGTGTTTTCTTCCCACCAAATTTTTAATATACCGGTTTTCTTAACTAAAGCATCGTGTATGGCATCGTTAAGTAACCTGTAACCATTTAACTGCTGAAATTTCCAATGAGCGTATTTAGTGGCTTGTTCTGCGCCTACTACATCTTCCTGACTGGTAGGAATATACTCTACAGGGTTCTCTGAGGATAAAAACACTCGCATCAAACTAGGCTTAATCGCCCTTATGGTATCCCTTACTTTAGTAGAAACTATCTTAGAACGTCCATCTTCTTCGCCAATATCGACCTCACCCTCGAAATATCGCTGAGATTTCATTCTATCGTCAGCTATTTCACTTTCAACGAATGATTTTGCGGCATCTAGAGCATCCTTAGCTATGCCTTGAATTTGGTCTTCTGTCATTGCTTCTTGTTTCATTCTTGCTCCCCTTGGACGTAATCTCTAATTTCTCTTCCTTTTGTAACTGCACCTGATATTAAGTTTAAGTTAATACGTGTAGCCAGTAAATTAGATAGATATTCAATATGTTCCATTGTTTGCTGTCCATGCTTAACAGCATTATAAACTTCTTTTAATTGTTCCATAGCCGCTTTTCCTTTTGTACCAGTCATAGCGTTTGCAAGTTCTCTTAATACAAGTTTTTTGTGTTTTCTAGAAATAGCTTGTGTTTCGTTAATTCTTTGTATAATTTTTCTTGTTGCTTCTATTCCTCTACCTTCTGCCATGGTTTGTCTAATTGTAGAGGCTTCATCAGTAGCCTGTTCAATAGACTTGTAAACATTACTACGTATGGCTGTCTTACTATTTTCTGCTACTGAGACTCTCAATTTAATAGCTACTTCTGCCTTGTCTAACTCCTTGACCATAGCTTTAAATTCTTTTGGCCCTAAAACTTGTCTTAATATGTCTCGGTTATCCAAAGATGATAGGATTTTCCACATTTCATCTAATTCTTTAGAATCCGGCATTCTTGAAGGTGTAGGCCTCATCCTGCGAACAATAGACTCTAGATTTGCTCTTATACCCATCCTAGCGTATTGTTTCTCAGCCTCTCCTGCATCTTTTAGCATTCTCGTAACCATTTGCGGAGAGACTTCAAGGTTTAACATGCGGTAACCCATGTATAAAGCGTTTTCACGTGTTATTTTGTCTTGTCCTAGCTTGACTGCCTTCTTATAAGCAGGATTAGCCGCTTTTAAAGCTTCTGACAAATTATAACGTAACTCTAAAGCATCTTTTGCTCGTTGACTTAGTGCAGGTAATGGCTCTCCTACCGCCGGTACTCCCGGTGTACTGTATGCAATGTGGCTTAATTCACGTTTTATGTAATCAAGCTGTTTCATAGTAGGCATTCTGCCCAAAGTAATTACCTCATCACCTGCGGCATTAATAGTACGATTTAAAGTCAACTCAGTAGTATCGCCTGTGCTTTTTTTAATTGAACTATTTACTCTTTTTAATATTTCAGTCAACATATCTTCATCAATATCATCTAGAGCTTTTTTAACTGCTTCACCTTTTGGAGTTAGATAATCAATTTGGTGAGCGTATGCTTTCTGATATGCTTTTTCTCTCTTCGGAGCAGTCTTTTTGGCTTGTTGTTCCGCTATTTCTTGAGGGTCTGCTTTTATATCAGGATGTTTCTTCATGTATGGTAAATCAGCTATATTCTGATTCATTGCAGTATCTAGATTTTGATATGTGTTAGTTACCCTTTGTCTTAATGCTGTATTTACTGTTGATGCGCCCTCTCCACCTGCCGCCGCTACTGCATCTGTAATAACTTGTGTGGCTATATCTGCATCTGCTAACATAGCCTCATCACCACCTCTTTTTAAATTTGCTAACATATCCTCTAGCGTTGCACCTGTCTCACCAACAGTTTCTTTAATAATTCGTGCGGTATCTTTTGTGACTTGAAACAATGATGCTATAGCTTCTGTACTTTTGTCTTTAAGTCCATTTGCTATTCTTGACCATCCATATTGTATAGGCATTATCATTGGGTTTACAACTGCACCTATTCCTGCTCCTAATATACTTTGAGAAATAGCTTCATCAACTCTATCACCGGGTTCACCTCTTCCATATCCGTAGATAGCACCTTCTGTTCCGCCTATTAAGCCGCCAGTACCGCCTAATGCCATTCCTTTCCATATCTTAGGTAAGCCATTAATCCATTTATAAAGCCTTTGGGCCGCTTTAGTTGAACCTGCCATATAACCAGTCAGTAATCCACCTGTTACGTTCATAGCTATTGCAGTTTTTCCATAAGCTTCATCGAAATCTTCATCAATTTGCGCTGACTTTGCTGAAATTTGGTCTCCTGTCATTACTAGGTTTTCCGGGAGACCGGGTTTAGTAAACTGCCCTCCACCTTGGTCAGCAAAATCTCCTTGACCAGTAGCGGCTTGGTATAACCAGTTTACAGCATTGTTCAAACCTCCCATTGCTTCGTCTCTGTAGCTTCCTAAACCTAAACCACCTTCTACAATGTTTCCTGTCAGTCCTGCCATGTAATTAATTGGATTCTGTGTAAAGCCAACATTCTCCATTGCTTTCAATCTTGAATACACCTTAGCAGGATGTTCTGTCTCTTCTCCTCGTGAGTAGGCCATAGCCGCCGCTACTACTTCTTCATTATCTGTAACGATACGATTAATTTGGTCTACATAACTAATGATTCCATTTGGGTCTCGTGTTACTATTTGGCCCTCATCTAATGTAGCGACTAATTCAGATGCAGGTCTTGTTGTTTGAGTTATGTTTTCTGCGGCTGTAGGCGGTCGTATAACACCATCATTAGTTAACTGATGTTGTACTGTTTGCTCTGTTTGGTCTGTTTGGTCTGTATCGACTAAAACAGCTACGTTGCCTAACCCTTCTTCAGTAATGTAGGCTTGGTCTATAATATCTTGTGGTGTTACAGCCTGTGATATCTTACCATCCGGATAATATTTCCTAATGAGAGCCACAATTTCTTGAGCATCACCTGCATTACCTGCTTTGTCTGCTCTGTCAAGCATCAATATTAAATCTTCGTACGAGTATTCCATATTTAATTTAGATTATATTTGTCACCTAATTCACTAGCTCTTTGTGCATCTATTGTGTCTACAACAGCAGGTGGTTGCCATTCAGGTAATGGTGTAACATCTATGTGTTTAAGTGGTCTTGCGTGTTGTATGTATAATTTGTAATAACCATCCTTCAGTCTATTGTTATAGTCCTCAATTACCATTCTTGAATATTTACGTCTGTATAAAGTCATTCTTCTAAGAGCTTCAGGTGTCATTTTTCTTTCACCAGTCATAACCTTAATCAAGAAATCTCTTTCAGCAGGTGTATCAATACCACGTGCGCCGATACCTAGTATGGCAATCATTCCAAATACATCACTACCCAATAAAGCTTCGAGTAATTGTGTATCTGTTGCTGACTGAGCAGATTCTTCTGACAAGCCAAACTTAGCCATAACTTCGTCTACTGTCTGATAAAAACCTGATAATGCGCCTAAGTTCGGGTCTCCTTCATCAATAATTTTTAATACTTGGTCTAATTTTCTTATGTTAGCTTCTGCTTTTCTAACTGCTTCAAGTTCTTTATTATCTGACTCAACCATCGCTTTTTGTGCGGCTTCCATATAAGCTGAGGTATCGTCTGCTTGGTCAATATCAATATCAATTTTTGTATCGCCACCACCATAGTTCAGCATAAAGTCTTTGTAGTCATCTTCTCCCGGTATGAGTCCTGCTTCTTTAGCTCTCCAAGCCATAGTAATCATAGTATCTGTCCTACCATCATCAGTTGTGTAACTAGATACTAAATCTATCTTTCTATTCATTAGCTCTAATGGCTTCATACCGCTTTCTTCTGCAAGTAACTCTAATTCGTTCATTTTCTTTTCAAAATCTGCTTGGTTCTCTCTAGGTATTCCAAGTAACTCCAACATATCAGGAGTTAGTTCATTTTTTCCTTTTAATTCATTGTACAAATCTATTTTCTTTTCAAAGTCTGCTCTTGTAACAGCAGTACCTAATAATTGTCCTAATCCAATTTCTCTTTGAGCTTCAGTTAATATACTGGTTTCACTATCATCAGTAAATAATGCAAATTTTTTGTCAAATTCTGTCTCTACAGGTATTGTAATACCGGCTAATGCTTTCTGTTCAGCACTAGCATTCGGATTATCTTTTAACCATTGCATTTTAATTTCAAAGTCTGACAAAGGCTCAACTTTTATAGCCATTGAGATAGCTTCAGCAGGTGGTAACACTCCCTGTTTAACCATAGCGGCTAAATCGGTTCTACCATTAGGGTATTTGTCTGAAGTCATACCTAATAAAGCGGTTACAGTAGCGTTTTTGTTCGCAGTAGCGGCATCAGTAGCACGTATATCGCTAATTCTGTTCTCAAAACTTTCGTGCATAGCTTGGTCAGGCTCTAAACGCATTGTATTGAAGCCTTGGCCTAGTCTGTACACCTGTTCTCGTGACATCCCGGCAAACATAGAGTTACTAATGTTTGTAAGACCACCCATGATGCCTTGTTTCTCTTCGTCCTCGTCATTACCGCCGAACAAACCACTTCCAAGTATAGCTCCTCCTAATAATTGTCCTAGTCCTAAACTCATCTCTATCTCCTAAGCCGCATTACCGGTATAAGCGTTTGCACCTAGTGTTAGGTAATCAAACAGACCCGGTGTCTTCGTTTGTGTTACTGTATTTGGTGTTTGAACAGGCCCGGCATTCAATGCGCCTGTTACATAACCAAGACCCTGTGCAGGATGATTAACAAATCCTTGATATTGTTGCTGTGCCGCATCAAATAAAGCTTGTTGTAGTGCTTGTTGCTGTGCGCCTTGTGTCGCAAGGTTTCTATTCACAGTTTGGCCCATTCCAAATCCAAGATTTGATAATTGACCTAATTGATTAGCCGCACCAAGTCTTTGTTGCTGTGCTTGTAGACCTGCTTGTTGATTAGCTAGTGAAGCTTGTAGTTCATTAGATATATCCTGTAATCCTGCTTGTTGATTTAACTGTTGTGCTTGTAATCCTGCTTGTTGATTAGCTAACTGACCTTGTAAACCTGTGCTTATATCAAATTGACTTCCTGCTTGATTAGCTAACTGACCTTGCATATTGTTTTGAATATCTTGTAATGCCGCCTGTTGTGCATTGCCATAACCTGCTTGTCTAAGTCCTGCTGATGATTGTGCAAGTTGTTGTAATGTTTCTCTACCAATATCACCCATTGCTACACCATGACGTGAACCACCGAAAGCATTTGCCGCCTGTGCCGCTCCTTGAAGTTGGCCCATTCCAATACTTGCACCACGTAGAATATCAGCCTCATTAGCATCAATAACACTTTGAGTGTAAGGATTCATGTAAGGAGCTAGGTTTGTAGTAGCTAATTGATTAGGTGTTACAGTATTACTTAAACCCATTGGTGTTACATTGGTTGGAGTAACTGAAGCACTTGTACCTGCTACACCAACCTGACTTGGAGTGTATCCCATGCCTAATGCAGTACCCATCCCTGCACCCTGTATGCCTTGAGCGGCTAGGCTGTTGATGTTTGGTGGAGTTGTTTGTCCGCCGGGTAGTCCTTGATTAGCCATTAGTAGTTACCTCCAAATCTTTTATTTCTCTCACCTCTTGCTGAAGTAATTGCTTTTCTCCTATTAATTAAACTTCTTCTTTTGAAATTAGAACGCAAATCTCTATTTCCACCTACATCGCCTCGACCACCCTTGCCACCTTTGCTAGTCTCTGTTAATACTCTGTCAGCTCCCCATTTTGCCGCATTGTAGTCTGATGGTAGTCTCGGTCTATTGCTAGGCGGATTATGTGTAATATTTCCACCACCACCTCCGCCTCCGCCTCTACCGAAGTTATTTGCAGGTATAGCGTTACCAAATAGGCTGTTGTATGCCGCCATATTTGCAGGGTCTCTAGCTGTAAGTTCTGCTAAAGCTTGGTCATATAGTCCGATAGAGCCATAACCTCTAAAGCCACCGGCATATTCTGTTGGAGTAGGTGTTCCAGTTGTAGCTGTTAGCGTACTATTAGGGTCTAACAAACCAAATGCTTTTGCCGCCGCAATGTTATTATTCATTGCCGCATTTTGTGTTTCATTGAAGGCCGCAACCTGTGGGCCTGTGTATGGCATGTATTTTAATTGCTGTACCTGTTCAGCTCTTCGTAAATTTCTCTCCGCCGGGCCTCTAACCCAATCAGGTATCGTTGTTTCTGTTTGTTTCTTTCCCCCTTTTCCGCCGCCGCTACTCATGTCAAAACTCCTTTAATAAAGTTGTAAACTGCTCTGACCAACCTTTAGGTTCGAGAATCTTCTTCCATCCTCTCCGACCAGTAACAGTCATCCCTATACATCCTTGGTGTTTACCCCAAGTTATTGCATCATCATGCATGTCTGTAATCTGTTTAATTCCGTAGCCTTTATCGCCACCTGCTAAGAACACATGAAGAACCTTCTTATTAGGATACACTACTATCTCAGTTACTGCACATCCGTTTGACCCCATCCATAGTTGAAAATCTCCTTTCATTACTCCATCTACGATGTCTTTAAAGTCATGCGTTTCGCCACCTTTTTTAAGAGCTGACTCTATCCAGTCTTTACTTCGCATTAAATCTTCTTGTATACTCATGGGTCGTATTTTAACTTAACCCAAGCTCCATTTTTAGATACTACAACAGCATTTTGTGCTTCATCCCACATAATAATGCCATCTTCAGTAGCTTTAGAACTTGAATCTTTAAATTGTAATTTGTTTCTAGTGTTCGTCATAAACTTAGATAAACGCTCTGCCCAAGGCTTCCAATCCTTGCCTAGTGGTGGCGGTGGAGTTGCAATACTCATCGCCTACCTCCCGGATTAGCCTCTATTCTCATAATGCCTGACCGCCAGTTGTCATTACCAGTTCCCTGTACTTTAATTCTTACTTGTCTACCCTGAAACCTTACGTCTGTTGGATTAGACAGAGTATAAGCACCATGTGATGTCTCACTATCATTAGGATAAAAACGTGTCTTAAACGTAACCTCTACTTGACCTTGTGTTTTTTCGTCAGGGATAAGTTGGGTAACTTTCATAATACTGTCACCATTACCAAGACTAATTGAACCTGACTCAGCATATGGTTTTGTTGAACCATGCGTGTAACCTGTTTCTTGATTGTATAAGTTGCCACTCGCATCTGACCATATTGGATTACTAAATACACCTTGGTCAACACCTGCTGTTCTATCTAATTCACCAGTTGCCCAATGCCCTTCTTTGTAATCAAGTGAAACATATCTGTCATTTTCAAGATTAGTAGCGCTTGGATAGAACCACCATATCTCACCATGTTGTGAATTATGGACTGCATAGACCTTGCTTATTTGTGAAGCGTTCATATCATCAAACACATAATCAGCCACCTCACATGGTATTTCACTAGCTACTGAGCCATCAAATTGGAAAAATCCTTTCTTACCCATCCAAAACGCACCCTCATCAATAGCCACAGCTCCTCTTCTTGATGATACTCCACAGGCTGTACCAACTCTCTCGAATCCATATACGAATGGCGCACCTGAGTAAGTAGCAACGTGAGCATCGTTATCAGTTAAGATGAGTGTTCTGCCTCTCATCCGTAAGCCGCACATTATCTGACCTACAGTCTGTAATTCAAAATCACCTGCTTGGTTAGTGGCTGAAGGTGTCCAAGATGTATTGTTTTCTTGGTCGCACCATGCTATTTTACGAGGATTACCACCTGCACCTAATGCAAATACGAACCTCTCTTCTGTTACCACCATTGCTTTATTACCTGTTGGTGCGTTAGCGACTATCTGTGCAACCACACCTGTATTGAGTTGCCACTCGTGAATCCTTCCATCCTTAGAAGAACATGCTAGAAGATATTCTCCCCATGTGTCCAATGCCCATGTTGTCGCTTCTGCATAAATACCTGAACTGGTCGGCGCTCTACTATATGCATCATGTCCATAAAATCCTCCACCATAACCTTCATTCAACGAACCATTCAAATCTCCTGATGTCAATGCTGATGGAGTTATATCGTAAACTGTATGTGAGGGATTTACGTAATATAACTTGTTGTATGTACCACCTGCTAAATAGGAGTCACTTGAATTGTCTAGCCAAGAAATCATAGCTCTTGGTGCGGCGGCAAACGCACTTGTCTTTCTGCTTGTCCATCCACCTACAGGTCTCATAGAGCCATCGTGCCATCTAACTAAACTAGCATCTCTCCAACGATTTGAAGCCTCGAAGTCTGTTCCGTTTCGATATTGACCCGGTGGTAATTGTAAAGGTATTAATGCCATATTATGCCGCTATCTGTGTCCATGTATTTGTGTCATTCACTATTATCTCCCATTTCTCTCTGCCTATTGTAGTTGTTACTGAAGTTGAGCTTACTATACCACTACTTACAATCGTTCCAAATCCTGATGCTAAAAATGAAGCTTCTGCTTCTAACACAGTATTGCCTTGGAAAATTTTCTCTGAGTCTGATGTTACTACTGCCTCTGCCAAATTTGATGGAGTATTTGCTGTTCCACCCATTCCTGAATGACTACCACAATAGTAATAAAGAGTTGGAGCATCAGCAGGAACTACAATAGTCACTTGTGTTGAACTGTTGTGTGTCACTCCTGTTGTGTATTCTGAACCACCACCATGCGTACCATCTGAAGTCGTTGAAAACTTAAATGGGTGTGCTGAAGGATAATTAAAGACATAAGTGTTGCCTTCAACAAGCACTAATGTTGGTTGCTGAACTTGTGTTCCTACCTCTGATATAAAGTATTTGTGGTTTCCTCCCACATCTTGGTGTCCTACCTCATAGGTAATTGTGTAAGCACCAAGGCTTGTCGTTGATGCAATTCCACCTCGTGTAGCAAATCCTAATACAGTTATACTCGCAACTGCTGTTGGAACACCTGAACCAAACCTGACTCTATTACATACAGCGGCTATAGTTGCTGTTGCTGTAAGTGTAGCATCTGCCGCCACAACTGTCACAGCACTAACTGTGTTTGAAGCGACTGCTGATGCAGTAGCACTTCTCTCTCCTACTATCTGACCTGCTGATGCAATCGTTGCTTCAGGAGTTGCTGTACCACCACTCGTTCTAACCCTTGAGCCATTACCTGTAGTGGTTACTGTAGTTGTTGATGTACCATCTATTATTACAGAACCTTCAGGTACTCTTCTACCACTTGCTGTTATAGTTGCTACTGCACTTGAAGTAGCAGTAGTAGTTGCTAGTATTCTCTCGCAAGATGCTGTTGTACCAACTGATGTCGCAGAGACAATGGTTTGAAGGTCTGCTTGGTCATAAACCTCCATACCATACAGTCCATGTCCATAGACCATCTTGTCAGAACTTTCAAGGAAGAACTCCTCTGCGGCACAGGTTGTAGTCGAAGTGACTGCAATCGGTATCGTAAAGTTAAATGTACAAGTTGCATTTGCAGTTACTGAAGAAGCACTTGTAACAGTTGCACTTGTTGGTCTAATCTTTTCTGCACTTACAGTAGTAGCACTCGTAACTGTAATTGTGCCACTTGCATTTGCAGTAAAACCACCAATCGTAACTATGGCAGATTCTGCGGCAACAATACCAGTAGCAAGTCTTATCCTTTCACATGTTACATTGGCTATAGATGATGTAGCAGATACTATGGTTTGTAGGTTTTCTATTCCAAATTGGTTTGCACCATACAAACCTGTACCATAATCGAACTCTGAAGTATCTTCTATAACTACAACTTCACCACTACAAGTAATACTTGCAGTAGAAGTCATCGAAGCATCAGCACCTATTGCTACTACCCAATTTACATTGGCAATAGAAGATGTTGCTGTAGTTGCCGCCGAGGCATTTATAACCTCACCAACACTAGAGCCATAGGTTCTTACACCATAGACCGATTCGCTATATTCAAAAGCCATTTAACTGGCTCTTATTAATTCAATGTTATATCTAGGTCACCAGATGGAACACGAAATACATCACCAGTAGCAATTGCCTTACTTGACGATAAAGTCGCATAAGCCATTAAGTTACCTGATGTTGAAGCATCATATATACCAACATGTGTAACTGTACCCCAAGAACCTGTTGCTGTAGGAAATTCAACAGCCGCATTGTTTGAAGTTGTGTTACCTGAAGTAGTAAATGCAACTGTTTGTCTTGCATAAGCATTGCCTGAAATCTCAGTTACCGAACCTGCTTCACCATCTGCGATGGCAGTAAATAATGCTAAGTATTTTGTAGAAGGTGCTGTGTAAGCCGCTCCTGCAAATACATGGTCTAGTATTTCTGTCTCTAAAAAATTTGAAAATGACATTATCCTAATCCTCTTATTTTAAGTTTCAACCCTGAGCCACTATACCTTGCTGACTCTGAGGCTTCATTTAATCTAGCAACTGCGGCACTATACATCTGCGCCCAAATTGCCACCCTCTCGTCTTCTGCCAGATAGGGTGCTGAGTGTAATAACGCTCCATAGAGGTATACATCAGGCGAATCTAGTAAAAGCCAATTATCAGAATTACTAATCAGAGAAGGTATCTTCTGATAGTAATGTAATTCAAAATCTGTTGTTGCATTTGGAGTTGGATATAACTGAAACTGTCCATCTGCATGTGTGTAGTACATTGGTGTACCACTTGTATCATTGTCTCCTTGACGTTTGTCTGCCATCGCATCTCTTGATATGAGATTAACTACTGACGTGCCACTTCCTGTAAGGTGTAATCTTATCGTTTCAACCCAATCAGCAGGTATTTGCATGTACTCGTCTGAAGGGTCTTGCTGTCCACTTGAACGTGCTTCCATCTTCCAATGTCGTACATCTCTGTTAATTTGTGCCTCAGCTAATGAAATAAAGTCAGGGATAACTGCTGTCAAATCATCTCTGTTTAGGAAATCAGCCACACTTGCTTTTAGTGCTGTGAAAGTATTTAAAGCCATAACTATCCCCTATTGCCAACCGAATGGTAAAGCTTCGTCTTGAACACCATAGCCGCCGGGGTCAATACTACCATCCATCATTCCATTTATGAAGTCTTCCTGTTGCATAGGTGTCATATGCGATATTATCATTTTAACTTTGTCTTGTTCTTGTGGACTTAAAGCACCCATTATCTCGCCTATACTGTGTCTCTGAGCAGGTGTATCGAGACCACGTCCAGTAAATCCACCTACAAAGTCTGACGATAAGTTTGATATTGCATCAACATTTGGTGTAAATCCTAAGTTTGAAGAATCACTACCACCACCAAGATTAGGTTGAATGTTGTAGCGCCTTCTGAACTCTGCCAATCCTACTTCACTTAATCCACCATCACCAGTAAAGGTGTAGCCTTCTTCTTGACCATCAATACCAAGTCCAACATCAAATGTTGCATTTGGATTATCTCGTATGTATTGCATCTTCTGTTGCCAAGCTGTTTGTGCCTCCTGCGGAACAATACCTAATAGTTGTTTCTTTTCAAAATCACTCAAAGTCTGATTATTTTTTATGAAGTCCATCTTCTCTTGAAAATTTGTCAGTCCTGCTCCTGCTCCTGCTCCTGCTACTCCTCCTGTTACAGCTCCCGGTAAGAACCCATCGTCAAGTCCTGCGGCCATAAGTTCATCACCTGCCAAGTGTGACCCTGCTCCTAATATACCTCCCAAGAATGCTTCCCTTTCTGCAGGAGTATCAAATCCACGTGATAACAATGAGTTTTGGATTCCTGTTCTTGCTAATGGTGCTTTGCCTAGTAACTCAGCAATGATTTGCTTAATCTTCTCGTCCATGCCCTGCTCCTGTCTAATTTAACAATAGTATATCATCCATTAATTGAATTTTCCTTGTTTTTCCATCTCCATCAGCAAATCATGAGTAAGTAATCCCATGTGGTTCGATGTATTAATTTGTCTAATCTCATTCGGAAGTAAACCTTCTCTTGTAATTCTTTGTCCTGCTCGTTGTCCACCTGTTGCAATAATAGGGTTTAAGTCTGCGATGTGTAGGTCATGACTCAATATACCAACCGGGCCACCAGTTAATGATGCATCATAACTTGAATGCATCCTTGGTCTAGTCGCTGTAAGAGGGTCATTCAATTCAATCTGTCCTACATTTTGTAATGTGCCTTCTTGTTTGTTTAATTGTTTGGGGTCTGTGTTTGCAAGTCTAGCTTTTGTCCATGATAAGACACCATTTTCTGCACCTTTAGTATAGATACCTGCACCATCTCTGAAGTTAACATCAATAATTCTTGCAATAGCTTTTCTCTCAGCACCTGTTGTACCGGCTAATGGATTCTCTGCATCTATGCCTTTCCACTTTTGATTAACGAGCTTACCTGTCTCTAAATCCTTAGATTGAGTCCTAATCATTTTGTCTAGCTTGGCCTTCTGAGACTTGTTTAATCCTTGTATTGCTGACTGTAACATTGAATCTACTACTTGGTGACTGAAGTCTAAGCCAGTAGGAGACATTCTAAATGGTAAATAGATTGGGTCTTTGCCATACAATTGTTTAGCTTCACCGGCCTGTCGTATGATTGAACTAATAGCATCTCTGTGTGAGGCCCATAGAATACCTCTGTCTACGTTCTCCGGGATAATCATGAAGTCCTGTCCACCTTCTAGCTTCACCGGGTTAGGAAACTTAGTGCCATTAACGTGTGTCAAGTATCCTCCTGCACGAGATAAGTCTGCGTAAGTAGCTACATATGGGAAGCCTTCAAGATTTCTGAGGTCAATGTCAGGAATAATAATGTTGTTCTCACCCTTGACTATCGTACCACCTTCATCAAATGTACCTTTAGCTAAATCTCTTTGCTCTGTAACTCTGTTGCTTAATCTAACAGAACCTTCATCTAGTGGCAGAGTAAGTAGACCTTGTTCAACACCTTCAGGTGGTGGAGTGTTCTTGTCTATGTCTATGTCCTGACGTTTCAATATCTTAGTTGTGTCATCGCTGTACAAGACGTAGTTACGAGGGTCACCTGCTTCCTTTCCTGCGGCAAGATTACGTGCTTTTGTGAACCTATCTGTGAAGGACATACCTTTAATACCTAAGTTATTGAGATGTTGTGATGCGGCCTTCTTAGCATTGAAGCTCAGGTCAAACATACTCTTTCCCATATGTGGAACGCTATTGAGATAGTGTCTAGTTAATTCAGCATAAAGGGTCTGCCCGGTAGCATCATCTCCTAACCCAAGTCTCGTCATCTCCTTTTGAACAGCAGGTGTTTGGTCAGCCTTTCGAGCCTCACGATTAATGAATGTCTTGATTGCATCGTCACTTAATTCAATTTCATATATTTGGTTAGCGGCTGTATCGAATCGTGCCTCAACATCTGCTAATGCTTTGTTAGCTTTGGCAATGTCAGCAGGGTCTGTTAAATTAGCTAGAACGTCAGTTCGGATTGTGTCAGGGTAAAAACCATCAGCGGCTCTGTCCAGTATATCTTTAATAATTGGGTCTTTCTCTAGCTTCATAAGCTCATGGAAGTCTTCAAGCATGTCAGCATCATATCTTGCATATCGCTTACCTTCATGCTTCATTCCACTAACGTATTGACCCCAACCTTGAACCATTGTGCCTGAGTTAGAACCTACAGCATCCATGTCTAATTGTCTGTAGATTGCACCTCTGTTGTTGCCTTGGAAAGTAATGAGTGGTGACTGCATTCCGTAATGACCTTGATTAGCGGCGGCTACGATGCCATTCATCTCATTCATGAACTTAGCTTGTACATCAGGATTAGTGGCTACTTTGGCTAGAGCTTTGACACCAAACCCTGCACCAACTGCCATGGATATTATCTCAGCCGGGTTCTTCCTGAACTCTTCCTTGAATCCTTCCCATGAACCAAACGTGTCTGTAAGATATGAACCAAACTGATTAGCCATCTCACGTTGTTCAACACCTATATCCTCACCAAGTAATCCACCTGCCGGTGTTAAATTAAGCACACCACCTGCTAGTAAACTTCCTATAGCTTCAGTTGATGGGCCGGGATTGGTAGCCATGAATGAACCATCTCGATACATTTGTCCGATGCTTTCAGGTAGATTCTGTAACCAGTTGCCGCTTCTCTCATCGTTGCCTTCACCCCAACCAAATGTCTGAAAGAATGGACTCTCTGCTCTCTCAGCATATAAGGCTTCAGCTTCTGCATCTCTCCTTGCTTGAAGCTCAGGGTCAACATCCAGTAAACCAGTAAAGAACTTAGAGACACCTCCCCAAGCATTACTGAGCAGTCCATTTAATTCAACAGGGTCTTTATCTTCCTGATTAAGTAAGCCTTTTGGTGTCATGGCATTATCCGTTGCAAGAATTGATAAAACGCATCCATCTGCCCGGCTTGGTCTGCCTGTTGTCTCAGTCGTTCAACCTCAAAGAACTGTTCGTCCGGTAGAGTGAATAGCCATTCTCTTATTTCAGGAGGGTCGTTGACGTTGGCCCATCCCTCACGAGGCATTGAGCTTATCTCTTCTAATGTCATTGCACCAAGCAAACCTGTCATACAACTCCTTGCAAGTTTCTCCTTAATGGTTTATCCCAATTCTCGTTGAATGGTCTGTATCCTATAGCGAGATACCTCATAGCATCTGCCGCATGTGAACTCCAATCATGCTTGGGCCTCATTCTCCAAGTATTTCCATTGTCATCCCACTCTCTACTGTAAGCAAGTAAGGAGTCAACGAGTTTCTCACATGATACCTCATCGAAATAACATTTGTCTAACAAAGTTCTGACTTGTTGTATTCCATCATCTATAAGTAGTTGAGGTGCTATCTCAATATTGTGTATGCCTAGCTCTTCCAACATCTCAACACGAGACTTACCTGAACCAAGCTCTCGTACTCTGACATCATGTGGTAGAACGTGTTGGTCATAGACATAACCTTTGTCCTGAAGAACCTTGACATAGTGTTCAAGACCTGCACCTGATGCTTCATAGAAATCAATAATGTGAACCTCAGCTCCAATGAATTGTGCAAAGACTATGCTTGTTGAATCACCTATACCTAAATCCCATGCTGTTATGACACCCTTGCCTCTATCGTATCTTACCTTAGTGATTCTGTCTTCATCCTTAGCTCTGCGTAATTCAGTAGAATAATAACTGCCCTCTGAATAAACAAGATAGCCGCCCTCCCAAATGTGTTCATACATGTCGGGTCGCTTCTCTTTATCTTCTAGTCTCTGCTCGTTGAGAACTTCAGGAAACCAATCGTTGTCCTGCCATTGTAGAGCTACTATCTTACTGTTACTTGGAAAGCTCTCTCTAAATCGTTCATGCGTTGCGCTGTACTTGCTCTCCGGATTCCACGTTACCCATATCTCTGATGAAAAGCCTATGCTCTTATCCTCTTCACGAACAGTAGGCATAAGTAAATCCCAAGCTCTACCACTTACTGACTCAGCTTCATCTACCCAAGCAATGAGTATGCGAGACTGCGACTTGATACTATCTAATGAACGTCTCAGACCTGCGAATGTGTACGTTATATTGCCATCTCTAGACCTGATGTACTTCTCACCTATCTCATAGTAGTCTGCTAACCAATCAACACTCAGGATAGCATTCTTAACCTCAGCCATAGATGATTCACTAAGCGAGTTCATGAACTCACGACCACACAATATAGTGCCACGTAGTCCACTCATTCCCCAACGATAACCAAAGACAGCAGTCATCAATGCGAATGAACGTGTCTTACCTGAGCCTCTGCCTCCGTAAGCTCCTCTGATTCGAGCTGTACCTTCAAATACCGGGATGAGCTTTCCGGGTAGCTGAACGTCTGCTACT